GAATGGCCAAGCAAGGTGCTAATGACCGACTTGACGAGTCCTTGGGCATGCGTAGGGGTAAGGAAAGCACCAAGTCCCAGAGCATGAAGTCTCGCCGTGATGAGAGCCGTGGCGCAAGAAAGAAGTCCACACCACAAAGCGCAGGTGTTGCGAAGCGTGGTTGGGGCGCGGTGATAAGGTAACCTCTATGAGTATAATAGTAAAAGGTGGAAGCGCAGCGGTTAAAAAGGCCAAGTCCTACTACGATGAGCTTAAAAGGGCTCAAGCAAATCGTGACAAGAAAATAAAAGAAAAAACCCCTCCTTCCGCTAGGAGGGATATGAAGGATAAGTCAAAAACTAAAGACGAACGATCGCCTCTTCAAAGGATAAAAGATGTTACTCGAAATGAAAAAAGAGTTTCTGGCAGAGAAAAAAGGCGAAGAGATCGAACTGGAAAGTCTGGTCTTAAAGTAGGTACAGAAGAAGCGCTTTTAAAAGGCTTTCTTGGTGGAACGGGAATCGCAGCAGGCGGGACTCTTGTTGGCGCTGGAGTTGCTGCGGATAAAGCAGCAAAAGAACGCGCTCGTAAACAAAAAGAAAAATTTAGAAAAATGACAAAGGCTGCTAGAAAAGCTGAGTCTGAAGGAAAAAAGACTTTTATTTACGAAGGCAAAGAATACAGCGTTAATCCTAGATATAGTAGTGGTGTACTTGGCACTGGTAGCGATTATTACGTTCCAGTTAAACCCAAGTCCAAAAAGCCTGTTAAAAAAGCTAACGGCGGTGTAATGAAGGCGAAGGGTTATTCAAGAGGCGGTGTAGCCAAAAAAACCCCTCGAGGTGTAGGTCAGGCTAAAAGAGGTTTTGGCAGGGCGATGAATAACAATGGCTAAAGACTGGATACAAGGCGCGATTAAAAAGCCAGGAGCTTTGCGTAAACAGCTTGGGGTGAAGGAAGGCGAGAAGATTCCGATGAAGAAGTTAAATGCTGCGGCCAAGAAGGGAGGAAAACTTGGCCAACGCGCTCGCCTTGCTAAGACGCTTCGCGGATTTAAGAATGGTGGGATAGTCACCAAATGGGAGAATAAGTGGAGTTAAACTAATTGCCGTACCTCCAAAGCAACATCCCGCATTTCAAGGCGTGGGTGAGAAGGGAATACACAGTAAATCACGAAAGATACCATGGCGAGTTTTTACACGCGATGGTGATTGCTGTTACTACGATGCCAACTCGGTGTTTAAGTTTTCAAGTAATCTTTACTGGCTGTGAAGCTGACGATGATGAGGAAATGGAGAACATCCATGGCGGTGCGATGTGGGCGCGTATGCCTATTACTGCATTAGTTGGCGATACTCCTTTTGAAGAATGGCCTATCCCTATGGCCGTACATGATGCCCAGCCATGGGATTGTTCCTCACACCATCATGCTGTTTATGTTCTTGATAGAGCCACGCCGTGTCCTTGGCTGGCTAAGATCGATGGCGAAATGTACCCAGCCAAATATCTCTTTACGGTAGATTATGCCGAGAATGAAATTGCAGATGACCCCGCTCAACACAAACAATCGCATGTAATGGAGCTGTTGGACGCAGGTCCGTGGACTGGAAATATTGTAGCTTTACCAAATAATCGTGTTAGAGTGACCCATCCAGCTTGGTTTGAGACTGGGAAAGGTGCGCCTGATTTTAAACCCTCCCAACATATTCATTACAGCAAGTCGGACTTGGATTATACTTTGGATGTCAATAGAATATTTGACAACCTATACGCAGACAAAGAGTAAGCTATGGCAGTTGAACGCGGTGTAGATGACATTGATAAAGAAGTCCTAGACATTCAAGACAACACCAAAGAGCTTGAAGTCACTGTTGAGGGTGAAGAAATTACCTCAATGTTTGATGGTCTTGAGGATGAAACTATAGAGACCTTGGAGGATGGCACGATGCTGATCGGTGCTCCTCCGATGGAGCAGATGGCTCCGGGCGAAGATTTCTATGCCAACCTAGCAGAAACAATTGACGAGGCTGAGTTAGGCCGTATTTACAATTCCGCCATGGCTGATTTTCAGTCGGATAAATCTTCTCGAAAGGAATGGGAGCAGCAGTATCGGGAAGGTCTTGAATACCTTGGTATGAAGTTTGAGGATCGATCTGAACCTTTTGAGGGTGCGTCAGGTGTAATCCACCCCTTGCTTGCTGAGTCAGTTACTCAGTTTCAGGCGCAGGCTTACAAAGAGATGTTACCATCTGGTGGCCCAGTTAGGGCGCAGACTGTTGGCTTCGCCACCCCCGGAACCGATTTACAGGCAGCGCGTGTACAGGAGTACATGAACTACCAGATCACTCAGGTGATGAAAGAGTATGACCCTGAGACCGACCAGCTACTGTTCTATTTACCTTTATCGGGTAGTGCGTTTAGAAAGGTTCACTTTGACCAGACTCTAAACAGAGCAGTGTCTCGTTTCATCCCTTCCGAGAAGCTGGTCGTGTCTTATGGCGCATCCAGTCTGGAAAGCGCAAACAGAATTACCCATGTCATTGATATGTCGGTCAATGATGTAAGAAAAATGCAGCAATCGGGGTTTTATCGAAAGACCCCCATGTCGAACATTTCTGACAATCTGCATAATCAGGATGGTATTCAGGAAGAACTGGATGAGCTGCAAGGCGTTAAGCCTTCTTATGGCAGCAACGATGACTGTGAAATCTATGAGATGCATGTTGAGTTGGACATTCCGGGCTACGAGGATGTTGACCAAAATGGCGAACTGACTGGAATTAAACTTCCTTACATTGTTACGCTATCTCCTAGAGACTCTTCTATTCTTTCGATTCGTAGGAATTACGAACCCAATGATCCCATGCGTAAGCGTGTAGATTATTTTGTTCATTACAAGTTTTTACCAGGCGTGGGTTTTTATGGCTTCGGCCTGACCCATATGATTGGTGGACTGTCGCGTGGTGCGACCTCCATACTAAGACAGTTGATTGACGCGGGAACCCTATCCAATCTCCCCGCCGGATTTAAAGCTCGCGGCATTCGTATCAAAGATAATGATACCCCAATCCAGCCTGGTGAATTTAGGGACATGGATGCCCCCGGAGGGTCATTGCGTGATGCCCTGATGCCGCTTCCGTTTAAGGAGCCAAGCGGCACGTTATTGAATTTATTGGGGATGCTGGTTGAATCAGGCCAGCGTTTCGCTTCCATTGGTGATATGCAGATAGGAGATGGCAATCAGGCTGCTCCTGTAGGTACGACTGTTGCGTTACTGGAACGCGGTAGCCGTGTCATGAGCGCGATCCATAAGAGATTGCATTATTCACAGCGTATTGAGTTCGGATTACTAGCGCAGATATTCAAGACTTACATGCCGCCGGTTTATCCGTACATGACAGCCAATGGTGATCAGTCAGTTAAGCAATCTGACTTTGACGATCGCATAGACATTATCCCGGTATCTGATCCTAATATTTTCTCGATGAGCCAACGTGTAATGATGGCTCAAGAGATGTTGCAAATGGTTCAGGCAGCGCCAGAAATTCATGGCCCCATGGGAATTTATGAAGCATACAAGCGTATGTACGAAGCCATGGGAATACAGCAGGTTGAGCAAATATTGCCGCCTCCTCCACCCCCACCGGCCCCTCTTGGCTGTGCGGAGGAGAACGGCATGTTTGTAACGGGACAGCCTTACCAGCCGTTTCCTGAACAAAATCATGACGCGCACATTGCTTCGCATTTATCTCTCTATGGAACTGCATTGGCTCAGATGAACCCTCAAGTTCAATCGATCATTCAGAGCCACATTTATGCACACATTGGTATGAAGGCACAGCAAATGGCAATGCAAGATCCAGAGGTTATGCAGATGCAACAGCAAATGCAGCAGGTTCAGCAGATGCCTATGGGTGGTATGCCTATGCAGCCAGGAATGGCTCCTCCTATGAATCCTCAGTTGCAGCAAATGGAAATGCAAATGAAGAATTTAATTGATAGCAAGGTTGCTGAAATCTGCGCTCAATTGATTGAACAGATTGCTCCAAGCTTTGCGCCTCAAGAGCCCGAAGATCCATTAGTTGCATTACGCCGTGAAGAGTTGGCTATCAAAGCTGAAGATGTGGAGCGTAAGGCAGAAGACGCAGACAAGCGTATCGCGCTAGATCGAGAGCGGTTAAGAGAGCAAAGTCGTTTAACTGAAGAGAAAATTGATTCGGCTGAAGACATTGCTGGTATGAAGGACAAGCGAACTCAAGAACGTCTGGATCAGCAACGTGAGTTTAAAATAGCTGATATGGCAAACAAATCCATGAAGGATATGACTGACACCTTTTTTGGGAGAAGATGATGAGCAGTGTAAGAGAAAAGCGAGCGGCTGAACAAAAAGCAGCCAACAAGCGTGAAGAAGTGATTCGATTAGCTGGTAAAATTGACAAGCTAGTTGAACAAATAGAAGCAACCCCCGTCCCTGAGCAAGTGGCGGAGGAAAAGAAGCCAGCTAAGAAAAAAGCCAAGGCTAAAGCAAAAGCTAAGAAAGCCCCTAAAAAGGCTACTTAACTAAAAGGAGAATACTATGAGCGGTATTAAGCGTCAGACTTCTTTCCCAGATCCTAAAGTATCTGTGGATAAGTTCAGTGTGAAAGATCAAGGCACTGTGCCTTACGAAGGCCCACAGGATATTGCTACTCCGGGCGCACCTAAGCCTTATGGCGCGGGTAAGTCTAGAGGCGGCGGTGCAGCACTGCGTGGTACTAAATTTGAAGGAATATTCTAAATGGCTATTGGTAATCTTGGTATAGGTGGTCTTCGTATTCCTGGATTGGAAGGCGTTGATGTTGAAGAACTTGTCGCTCGATCTAAGCGCGTTCCAGCGTCTAGGCGTGTTCCAACAAAACCTAAAAGGCAAAAAGTAAAGCCTAAAAAGAAACCCGCAACTAGTAATAGAAGAGTTTCTCTTCCCTCGAATATTCGGAGAAGAATGC